AAATGCAAAATAGCTAACCTTAGGCAATACAAAGATGCAAATGAATTTCTTCTTGGAGAAGGTCGTGGTGGACTAAAGCACGTAGTTGAGTCTGCAAAGATACCTAGAATAGATGGAGTATATTTTGCAGATGCTTTTAATAGAGATTTAGATAACTTATTTGAGAATGGATTACAAAAAGGTAAGACACTTGGATTTAAGCCATTAGATGAGTTAATAACATGGGAGACAAAGAGATTTGCTGTTGTAACAGGCACCCCTAGTTCTGGCAAAAGTGAATTAGTTGATTTTATATCTGTGGTTTTGAATTTAAAATACGAATGGAAAGTTGCGTTCTTTTCACCAGAAAATTTCCCAATAATCAATCATATTGCAAAAATTTCAGAGAAGATAATTGGTAAAACATTTAGTCAAAAATACATGACCTATGAAGAGTACTATATGGCTAGAGAATATATAAATGATAATTTCTTCTGGGTGGATCCGTCGGAGGGCTCTGATTTAGATAAGATACTTGAAAGGTTTAAGTATTTCATTAAAGCAAAAGGAGTGAAAATTATTGTATTAGACCCCTTTAACACAATTGAGAATGAGGTAAAATATAACGAACAAGGCAAGTTACTTCAAAAAATGGTAAAATTTGCAAGAGCTAATGATGTATTGTTTTTTCTTGTAGCTCATCCAAAAAAGCTAGAGAAAAATAAAGATGGAGAATACCCAATGCCTACTATGTACGATATTGCTGGTTCAAGTGATTTTTGGAATATGGCAGATTATGGAATATCTCTACGAAGAGAAGTGGATGCTGCTACCAAGGCAAATAAAAATTTTGGTAAGATGGCAATTCAAAAAGTAAAGTTTAAACACTTAGGCTCTCAAGGGATATGGGAATGGAACTACAACTATGTAAATGGTAGATATGTAGATGAAAACGCAAGTCTTGATAATAGGTGTTGGATTGAGGACAATAGCGAACGAGAACCAGTGGATAGTATTTCTCTATTCGAATCTGAATTTAAAAAGAACGAAGTAATGGATTTTTAATATAAACTTAAATAAATAATGGAAATTGAAATAGTTACAGATGGGATACCTACTGGCTTAGGAGGCGAAATAGCGAAAGGGCCAGAGGTATTAAGGTTATTAGTTTGCGATAAATTGGATCTATTAAAAAGTGAGAATTGTGAGATTTTGGACATTATTTTTAATGAGTATAATGGTGAGTTGTATGCAATGATTAAATATAAAAAATTATGAAACTCAGAAACCTACCGGACCCGATTCGCAGAGTTGCGTTGAGGAGACAAAGAGAATGGAAGTGTCGTGAAAACATCGAGGAGAATTTAGTAACGGCCTTTGACTGGAGAAAGACTCCAGAGGGCGATGCGTACTGGCGAAAACTATCGAAGCCATGATACAATTTAGACACCGATTATACAAGCTCGAATACGACTTGATGTACTTTTGTGGTATTAAGTGGCTTGACCGAAAAAACAAGATACATGGCAAATTGGTAGATGATGTCAGTATTATTGAGGGCCCTTTACACGATTCAGAACTAATTTTTAAATGTATTTAAATGACAACAGAAATACCAACCCCGTTTACGGAGGATAATATTCAAATGCTGCTCCACGACTACGCATGGCATAGGAAAACACTGGAGCAAGTAGCAAGCATGCTAAACAGTATAGCGGAGGAGTTCTACAAACATAGGATCACCGAAAAAGGGGTTATTTCGCCCTACGATAAGGCTAGTAGTAGGCATAAGTTATTAGCTCTTGAGGTAGGAGAGAGTATATACACCGAAGATGAGTACTACAAAAACAGAACAAGAATACATGGATTTAATCTTTCCAAAAGCCATGGAATGAAATTTTCTACGCTTAGGAGGGCTGACGGCTGGAGAACTTGGAGAATTAAATAATAATTAAATTAAATAACAAAATGAGTAAAGAAGCAGTAAACCACCCAGAGCATTATGGAGGTGAGGACAACCCATACGAAGTGATAAAGGTAATAGAAGCGTGGGGGTTAGATTTTCACTTAGGTAATACAGTCAAGTATATTGCAAGGGCCGGGAAGAAGGACGATATAGCCCAAGAGTTAAAAAAGGCTATATGGTATTTGGAACGCAAATTAGCTAAGTTAGAAAAGAGAAACATAGAAAATAAATTTCAATATAAATAAATAAACAACATGAGCGAACAATTAGTATTAATTAACCCAAAGGACTTTGAGATAGATGACTCAATGGCTAGCAACATCACGTCTAAAATAGTTACACTTAAAAAAGAGCGTGACATCCTTTCTCAAAAGTATTTAGAAGTTATGCAAATGGATATTAACGATCCAGAGACAGCGAAGGAAGCCAAAAAGGCTCGATTACTTATTCGAGACAACCGTACCAAAGGATTCGAAGCACAAAGGGTTGCTGACAAAAAAGTACCTCTTAGACTAGGCCAATTCATCGATGCAGTCTATGGCTCAGAAACTGCTGAGAATGTCAGAATGGAGGGTGCTTTAGAATCTATCGAGAAACACGCCGAGAACCTGGAGAAGCAAAGGCTTGAAGAACTACAAAGAGAAAGAATAAAGTTGGCTATTCCTTATGTTCATGAAGACTTCTATTTCCCAAACTTGTCTAGTATGGACCAAGAAGTGTTTGATGCATACCTACAGACCAAGAAGAATACTTTCGAGGCAAGGATTGCAGCAGAGAAGAAGGCCGAACAAGAAAGGCTAGAGCGTGAGAGGATTCAAAGCCTACACAACGAGCGTTTCCAGTTGCTTCTACCTATGTGGCAATTTGTGGAGGACAAAGATGCTAACTTTGGAATATTAACTCAAGAAGCTTTCGAGTATTTCTTGCAATCAAAAGAAATGCAAAAAGTAGAGTTCGAAAAAGAACAAGAACAAATTCGTATTGAGAACCAGAAGTTAAGGGAAGAAGCCGAAAAGAAAGAAGCCGAGGCTAAGAAAGAACGTGAAGTTCAGGAGGCAGCCATGGCTAAAGAAAGAAAGAAAGCTCAAGAAACCGCTGAGAAGGAGCGAAAAGAGAAAGAGGCACTAGAAGCTCAGTTAAAGAAAGAACGTGACGAGAAAGCCGCAGAAGAGGCCAAAAAGCAAGCCGAACTTGAGAAAGAAAGATTAAGGTTAGAAAATCTTTCCAAAGCTGGCGACAAAGCAATACTTTTGGATTGGATAAACGCTTCGTTCCCTACTCCGAAATCTCCGAATGGCCTAACTAGTGATGGGAACGGAAAGCTCCTAGAGATAGCACAAAAGTTTGATGGGTTTAAAAAATGGGCTTTAACTCAAATTGAATCATGAAAACAGTAAAAGATACCCAATATTTAATTTCTGAGACTACTAGGGAGATAAAGTTACTAAAGGCAAGTAGCGATATTAAAAAGAAACTTGATAGAATTGCATTCCTTAGAGATGTCATTTTTTACCTAGAGTCTGAACCAAGAGAGGTTTATTTGAAAACCCAAGAGAGTTTACTTCAAGACCGGATATCTAAAGTGGACGAGAAAATAGAAACACTTAGGAGTGTGTCAAGGGCTCCTATCGCATTGGCTAATCAAATAAAGGCGGTTAAAGCTGAGTTTAATTACGACAAGCACAAAAAACAATTAGATGTAATTCAATTTATTTTAAACTAAAACAAAAAGCAAACATGGACTTACAAGAGAAAGAAGAAACATTGGCTCACTTAGTAGTAGAAGTGAACAGGTTAAAGGCTGAGAAAAAAGACGTAGCAAAAGAGTACAAAGAACAAATTGACGGAAAAGAGACTCAAATTGCTACACTAGCCCAAGAAATAGAATTTGCCAAACTAAACAACGGATACTAAGATGGCTGAGACACTCACAAACATAAACAAGTTGAGAAATCCTAACTACCTCGGTGGTTGGGATTTACAAGATGCTTCTGGAAAAACGGTAGACATTATCGTCACAATTAAAGAGATAAAACGCTCTGAGGTATTTAATCAGAAATCAGGAGCAATGGAGTTAGAATTAACGGTACACTTTATGGAAGTGAAGCCTATTATTCTAAATGCCACAAATCGGAAAACCCTTATAAAGGCTACTGAAACAGAATTTATCGAACAAATGGTTGGTAAAAAGATTCAGCTTACAACCCAAAGAGGTAAATGGTTCGGAGAGTTCCACGATGCTATCAGGATTGTAAATAAAAAGAGTTCTCAATTAATGGCTTCTACGGCTCCGAAACCAGTCAATGAAGCAGATTGTATTGCTCGATTAGAGAAAGCCGACACAGTGGCAATTCTGGCCGAAATATGGCAAGCTTTAGCTCCAGCAGAAAAAGCAAACGTGTCAGTTCTTGCAAAAAAAGAAGAGATGAAACAAAAACTAAACAATACTGATGCAAATATATCGTGACTTCGAACAAGGGTCTGAAGCTTGGTTTAGAATCAAGCACGGCAAGATAGGTGGAACAAGAGCTAAAGGTCTTTATATAGACTCCGAAACATTAACCCTCGACATACTCTCTGAGCGTGTCGAGGAGTTTAATGAGGACGATGAAGATAATTATGCGTCTCAAGCTATGATGTATGGCATAGACTTGGAGCCACAAGCAAGATACGAGCTCGGTAAATACCTAGGGCTGTACTTCGAGGAAATCGCTTGGATTCAATCTGACATCCCAATACTAGGAGTTTCATCAGACGGTCTAACTAAGTGCGAAACTATCTCATGCGAGATTAAGTGCCCTCAGAGAAAGAAGCATGTACTGAATTGCCTTGACACTGGAGTGCCTAAAGATTACATTCACCAGTGTATTCACAACTTCACTTGCAATGACAAGCTGGAAACAATTTACTTTGCATCGTATAGGCCACAAAATAATTACATACCTTTGTCCGTTAGAAAGCTTACTAGGGACAGCATTGTCGATGTAGGACTAAAGAAGAAAGGTAAAATTTGGGAAGATAGAGGCCATGGGCTAAAAGAGTATGTGGATAATAGACCAGACCTAAGAACCGTTCAAGAGTGGGTTGAGTTATCTCAGATAGAAGCTCTAAAGATCGAAACCGATGTGAAAAAATATATTGAACAATTATCGTTCTAAACGCTTCAGGTTAGTTAATACCCTTAAACATAATCGGCACTGATATCATTTCGGTGTCGATTTTTCTTTTATCTCTAACTCACGCAATTCGTTTAATAATCTTTCTGACCTAAGTTTTTCTTTCTCTAACTCTAGCTGTACTTTTACTAAGTCTCTTTGAGTAATTTTATTAAGAATATAAAACACAATCCCAATAGACGAGCCAACAAAAAGGAATATCTGGACCTTGTGCCTTATTGCAATAGATTCAGCCACTAACTTAAACGCTTCGTTATCGGCTGGGTCTATAAGACTAAATAGGAAAAGAAGAGACAATGTAAACTTAAACAAGATTGACCCAAATAATTTACCTAACCCAAATTCAGTCATTTATGCATTTTTCTAATATGCAAAATTAGCTTGGTTTTACTCAGGAAAAAAGAAATTAAAGTAGAAATAGCAGTGAAACAAAGTCATGTCCAATACTATTCGTTTTTATAGGCGTGTCGTTATAGTTGTTGTTTATTTTAGTATCGAACACCTTTAGAATACGATTCTAAGCTTACATACCCCTTAGACTTATTAGATTCAACGCTATCGTTTAACCAATCAATAATAAGCCCTTTTGGTAGTTTATTGTCAATATCAAACATGATGTCAGAAATGCTAAAAAAGTTTATACACCCAAAACAAGCTGTTCCAGATTTATCATCTGAGACCCAAAACTCAAGTTTTAAATTATGTTTCTTTTCGAATATCGCAACATACTCATCAACAATTGACTCGTACCTTTCTTTTAATGTTTCTTTTTTCATTGTAATTGTTGTTTAGTCAGTTTAATATTGTATTTATTACTCAAAATTGTAATCAAATTTTTCATAAATCTAAATAAAGTCAATTAGACTTCTTAATTAATCTTATCGTAATGCTTTATAAGCATATTTAAAGCATTATCTATATCTTTTATTAGTATTTCTGGCAAAGCAGTAACAATTATTATTCTGGCAAACCTTAAAGGTATTATAAAAGAAAGTTTTATTTTACCTTTTTGGCTCAATCTAACATCTGCAGTTATTCTACCTTCATGAATATCATAGTCGTAATGTTTAATAATTAAACTTAGAAGTTTTTTGTGAGTCATTCCTAAGTGCATATTATTTTTTTCTGCCAATACAGTTATGGTGTTAGCAAGTGTTTTTGAGGTTACGGTACGACCTTCTAAATCTTCTGTTTTCATTTTATTATTTATTTCAATATAATCTACGGTTCCGTCTTTAATTAATTTATCCAAAGATGTCTCTCCGACCTTAACAAGGTTTTGCCCGTATAAATCAGTCTCGCAAACATTTATTATCTTTGAATCTTTACTAACTAATAAATAGCAATAGTTTGCTGTTTCTGTCTGACCTAATTCTAATGAATAGTCAAAGTTAGAAAATTCACTATAATACTCGTCTTCTTTGTCGATTTTGGTAAACCCACATTTCAATAAGACATCTAAACTTAATCCTTTTTTTGCTTTCATTTTTATTTTATTTTATTTTAATTCTTTTGAAACTAATGCGTACAAGTTGTCAAGCTGATTTTCTCTTTCAACTATATCCAATAAAGTTTCCTTTGGATGCAACTTCTTGTAAGCATTTACATTAAATCTGTAAACATATAGCAATTTAGAATACATTTTATTCCAAATTTCTCTATAATCAATCTTTGTTTTTTCAGAGTAAGCTCTAACTATTTGATTAATCTTTAATCTTGTGCCTATTTCTGGAACTTCTTGATTACTTCTTTCAATATCATTTAACTCAAGCAAAGCAAGTTCTTTACTCTTTTGTATAATGTCAAGCTTGTTTTCTATACTGCTCAATCTTGACTCATGGTTTTGCAATACCATAGCCGACTCAATAATTAATTCAATTTGAGTTTTAGCTTTAGGTGCGGAAAGTGCTTGCTCTAGCTTTTCAATATAAGCAATAACTGCTTTTCTTACAGCCTTACTTTCTCTTACTAAAACTTGCTTTGCTTGTGAAAGTGTTAAATCAAACTTTGGATAAGTTTGCCCATTTTGATTATGTAGATACGGGGTATGGGAAATTTCTCCCAGTGAAATTTCATCTTCAAACTCATCACGGATAACTTTTAATAAGTCGTTGTGACCCAGTTCTTTTTTCCCATCTTCTTTCCTAAAAATGTTAATTTGCTCAACCAATTCAAGGGAGCTAATGGTTTTTTTGTTTTGCAATAATTGCATAAAATTAAATTAAAAAAGCATTGCTCTGCTTCGGATTTCGCAAGGGTGAAAAATTAACCCAATCCTAACAGAGCAATGCCTAAATGTCTTTATTTTCTTTTGGCTGCGAAACCATGCACAAATATAAAACCATTTTTCATACAAACAAAAAAAAACAGCCCCAAAATGAGACTGTCTTTCCACTATAATTTAATTGAAAGAGGTTTTAAACTATTCCACCAGCTTTTTTAGGCTCACCACCATCGTCAACTGTTGCTAACAATTGAGCCTTAACTAGTACATTGAAGCTACTCTTCTCGATAAACTCCCGAATCTTTTTTCTGTCAGCAGTATCTAAGTCAAGTACTTCTCCCTTGTGAGACTTCTGGGCCCACTCCCAGTATTTAATTAAATCTCCTTCTTTAGGGTCTAGACTTTGAGATAAAGCCGACGCAAGTGTCTTTCCTTGGTCTGTCTCTGGAATCACATCTCCAGATAAATCTACGAATGGTTTGTTGAAATCTAATTTCATGTTGTTATATATTTAAAAATTAAGAGTCTGTATCTGAATCCTTGTGTCCATTTCCAAACTTGTTACTCAAGTGCGTAGTAATAATGCCAACTAGTTTTGGGATCTCCTTCTTTATTGCAAGAGCTACGTAAGCCACTATTTGTAATACAGGGAACATTAGGAAACCACCTAACGCATACCAAAGTGTAGAGCTTTCCCATTCAAGCATCTTTAATACCCCTTCAATACTATAAGCTGATACTGAAACCGACAAAAGAAATGTCATGAATTTATTGTGTCCCAAATCCTCTCTTTTATAAAAGAAGAATGCATAGGCCGCAGAACCAACAATACAAGGCATTACATATTGCAAGAATGCGTCATCTAAGTTTAGGTACTTATGGTAAGCAAGGTTATCTTGAATAGTCATAAATATTGCTGAAATAAATCCAAGAAGCTGTATAATAGTCTGATAAATATCGTATTTGAACGAAGCTACCATGTCAACCCAAAACTCTTTAAACAGTTCTACTAAACTATCCTTATGTTCTACCACTTTTGTAAGTTTTTCCATGGCATCAAAATTAATATTTATTTTTTGCAATCTACAATTTTCCCGAAAATATTCTTACACTTAATACCGTCGGCCAGTTCTTTTATCAACTTATCCTTTTTTTCTAAGTCTTTATTAAGCTGAATAGTTTCATCGCTCAATTGAATAATAACTTTTTGCATACCAACTTCCCTTTCTACTAGATTGACACTATCAACCATGTATTTACTTCTTATTGCAACTATTGTACTGTCTTGTTTAAATACAACGTCAGATAGTTTGTCATTGTCTTCTGTTACTCTATGAACTCTATTGTTCAATAAAAAAACATAACCTACAGTAGCGGCTATGGCCCAGATTTTCCAGTACTCAATAAAGGACTGAAATAACCAAGATAGTCCACTAAACATTTTTACTACAATTAACTTTAACATTGTTTTCATTATTTTAAGAATTTTAAGAACTCGAAATGCATTGCGTCTTTATTAGATTCTACCCCAAGATTAACAAAACCATTGGCATAGTAAATATCAATCATTGGTTTATATTCTGGCATAGAGAATTGAGATGACTTCCATGTAGTTCTTAACCCATTCTCTGCTGGGTTTAAATCCTCAGCAATTCCCCAAGAATGCCTTGACCAGTTAGACCCCCCACGCATTTTCCTGAAGTTATAACATCCACCAAAGATATCAATCTCTAATTCTTGTATTTTCTTCAGCCCATAGTGAGCCAAGATTTCTCTATGAATCTTCTGAAACACAGGTGCCACTAATTTATGGCACTGCATCCTGTTTGTAATAGCACTTTTATCCCAAGCTATCCTTCTTGGGTATGGCATCGGTACGGTGACTAGGTTGCGATCATCACCAGCTTTCCCAAAAAGTAACTGTATTTCTCTTGTAGTCAACATAATTTTATTTTTTACAATACTGTTTAATTTTATCCAATGTGCTTCTGTTTACTCCTACGGTTACTCCTGAAACATTAATTGTAGAAACATTTACACTACTCGTTCCGGCTGCTAATGTCGGGCATATAGGGTTTCCTGATTCGTGATTCTCGTTCCAGCTGTAATACACTATTGTTTTGCACCTTGGGTTTGAATTGACAAAAGAAATCAATGCCTCGTGCTTGGCATCCATGTCGGCATTTGATGCTTTCTCAGTCCAATATTCTACCGGAGGATTGTTTAGACTGCTCCGTTTCCAATAGTTTTCAGCACCTGTTGTAATGCATGGAATAATGTCTCTATCCGAATTTTTCATAAATTTGTTCCTTTCCGAAATTTCGGCACTGGTAATCCTTGAATGTGGCAATTGAGACTTAAAGCCATCTGCAGACTCTCTAAATCCAAAGGTAGCATAAACACTCGATGCATCATGGGATGTGTTTGGATATGTGTTGTATTCTCCAAGTTCACAAACGTATAACTGACCACCTCCCGATTTAGCTGCATAAGACGCTTTTACTGCACTTAAATGAGGCCATGCCGTACTTACAAAAAACAACGGCTTACCATCTATTTTTTGATAATAATCCTTCATCATCTTATCGGTCATGTAGTCAATATTTTGAGCCACATTCCAGCCTATTGGCCCCGATGTGTAGCACATTTTTAAACCTTGCTTGTTTGTCGTTTGAATAAACTTGTGTGCAGCTTCGGCCACTGGTGAATCATAAGGGCTATACCATAGAAACGCCCAGTAATCTATTCCAGCATCTTTTGCATAACCAATTTCCTTTTCCATTGCCATTGGAGTAAGATTGAATTTACACGTCACGTTTTTATTTATTGTTGTAAAATCGTTCTTGTCTGTAATTGGATTGTATGTGAGTGAGTTTATGATTGGAATACTTGTAGGTGCAAGATTTTGCTCACCAAAAAAAGGAACTACATTGGCACTCGCAAATTCTGTCAAATCCACTCTGATTCCGCTTGTTACGTTTATGCCTTGGTCATAAGTTCTACCACCGACACCTTGCCTTGGTTTTAGTAAGTAATCATCGTAATAACCATCCCAACGAAACGCACCTACCGGAACTGTTATTTTACCCGTTTTTGGTGGTGTTGGATTAATTGCTTTTGGGATATATTCTCCTGCGTCGTTTTTGTAATATCCAAGTTTTAAAATTTCTGCTTCAGGAAAATTGCTTGGCGGATATAAGCCACCAAGTTCGGATTTGGTGCTTACTATATTACTCGGAATAGGTGCATTTACTTTGGTTTGATCGTTTTGTAAAAGGTTAATCCCTCGTGGTACATAGTAAGTCCTTGATGCGTTTGTTTGTAATAAATGGTATTGGCCGCCTAACATTTTTGCTACCAAAATACGCTCAGGTACAGCCCAGTAACCCAATTGTATTTCGTCTTGGTTACTTGGTACTACAGGAAAGACCGGTGGAATAGTTACCGTTGGCTTGGTTATTGGCTTTGATATCTCCACAAATGTATTGCGATACAAGTATAAGCCTTTGTCTTTGAGCGAATAATAGAGTTTTCCTTCTAATGGTTTTCTGACATTAGAAATATCTTGAACTACGTTTTGAGCATAAGAGCCAAACGAAATGAGTAATAGAACAAGTAGTTTTTTCATATTTTGTATATTAATTATTATTGTTTTGTAATAAAGAATAACCGTACATTTCGGCTAATTTTTGAGCATTAAGTTCTATTTCAGCAAGCGTTCCGTAATCAAGACCTTTTAAAATAGACTTTACTTCTGCTTGTGCATCTGCTTCTGTTTCCCCATTTTCAATTAATTTTTGCACTAAATCGTTGCTTGAAAAATAGCGAGGATTATAAAGCGAGCCTGAATCTTGCACGAACGCAATCCATAAGTCTCTGACCTTGAATTCATTTTTGTTATATTCTACTGCCGAAACAGAATTGCATTGTATGCCTACTATTGTTCTTGTAGTTCCTATTTCGTCCGTAAAAGTTTTTGGTGTCACTTCCCAAATGTATCCCATGTTTGTTCTTTGTTTAAATTGTTTTTTTTTTAATTATATTAAATATAATACTTCATAGCCAAAAAGAAATGTAGTCCCAACTTGCCTGTTTCCAATTCTTAAAGTTTCTGTCCTTAAAGACCCATCTACAAAAAGCTCGTTAGAATTTAATTCTGCACTGTTCCATGCTTTTGAATTTGGGCTTTGTCCGATATAAACATGCCCATTTTGTCTATGTATAGCAACTCCACCCATCACCGTACCACCGTTAATAGTCTGCATTGTCAGCATTGTTGGGTCAGCAGCTCCATCTACTCCTGCTCTAAATCCTACAAAACCACCGTTGTTGGTTAGTCCAACTTCAGCAAAAAATATGTTCCTATCATATCCATCTTGTCCATTTATCCGAATAATGTTAACATTTGAGGCTAAATTATTAGTCATCACGACTGAACCATTGGAATAAGTAAAATCAGCACTACTTGTTACTGTATTGCTTCCACTTCCAAATGCTATTTGTGTAGCTGCTAATGTACCACCGCTTGGTATTGCTTGCGTATTTAAAACACCGTTTGCATCAGCTACAACCATTCTTGTGCCTGTTCCTGATAATGTACTAACAGCTATTCCAGTACCAGCCCCCCCATCATATCTTTTGTAAATATTCCAAGGTTCTCCAGAAAATTGAAATTTATCGGCACTAACATATCCTCCAAAATTCAGTATTATGTTTTTATTTGAAGTATTACCAACACCCAAAACATCATCTAAATCTTGCGTGCCACCGCTAATAGTTGTCCATGTCGGATTTGCTCCTGCCCCTTGACTTGTTAAAACTTGCCCTGCTGTTCCTGCGGCATTATTGAGCAAAATACGACCCATAAAATTGTGGTTTGACTGTGAAAATATATTACCACCGCTAATTACTTGCAATTCGAGATTTCCACCGTGAACATATAGCCCGTAGTTGTTTAAACCAACATATCTGGCTATTTCCATTTTGCTTGTAGTACCATTTTTGATGCTGATAATCCTGTCGTCTTCAAATACGAAGTTTGCACTGCTTGTCAAAAGGTTTGAGCCACTTCCAAAACCGATTCTTGTACTTGTAAGTGTAGGTGCTGGCAATGTCGCCCAAGTTTGGTCTCCTCTCAAGAACGTTGTTGCTGATGCCGTACCCGAACCCAAGCGAGCCTGTGCAATAACACCAGAAACAATATCCACTGCTGCGTGTGTGTGAACAGTTGGAGCAGCCCCAATCTCACCAAGTGTCCAAGTTACATTTGCACTTCCGTTAAAAGTTTTTCCTGTAGTGCCTATGGTAAAAGTCCTTGCCGTTGTTAATGTCGCTGCCGACCCCGTAATACTTCCCGAAGAAGTTATAAATCCTGATGGATTGGTTGCGTTGTAAGGTGTAAATCCTAATGC